TTAAGACCTGTCAACGACTCAGCAAACCGCTGGTTATATTGAGCCATTATATCCTGTTCGCCTTTCATAAATATATATGATTCTACCAAAGATCCATATAACAAAGAAAGATCAGCATTGTCACTTAACCATGTGGTTCCTGTTCCAAGACCAGATGTTAAACTAGCAGGTCTGAATAGATACTGTACCTCCACAGGATAAGCTTGATCAGGCGTTGGAGCTAAAATAAAATTACCAACATCAAACTGTGCATAATATCTAGGTTTTCCTGTAACAGTATAATCAGGATTAAACACTTCGATAAAAGACAAATCTTTAAACTCAAGAAATTCTTTCTTACCACTGTTAGTTATGGTTAAAGAAAACGGAGCTAGAAAATCACTGGGTGCACCAAGGTATTGATTGTTGGCTGTCATTGAACCAACTTGGTTTCTCATAAATAAATTTAGCTGAACATTCTTGAGTATACGTTCTTCAGCGGCTCGAATAAACACAGGTATGTTGTTTACGAAAGTCGTTTCCGAGTTTTCCGTATAATCCTGTATTGCTTGTTTTAAGCTGTCATATGTAAAACTCATATCATCACACTATCGTTATGTTTCCTACCATACTACTATGATTTGTGCATTGATACACTAAAGTAGTATCACTTGGTTCATGTGGTACAATAAACTGAGTCAGCCCGGTAGTCGAATTATAATTATCTGTGACACCTGTTGTAAACGCTGAACCACCATTAGAAGTTCTAATCTGCAAAGGATGACTGCCTACATTAGCCGTGTTATCAATCAGATAAGTGTGACCTTTGTAAAAGGTAAAGTTTGGATTATTGCCAGCGGTAGCTCCGGGACCAGTAAAAGTAAAAGCTGAAGACCCAACAACACCAGCGGTATATTTAGTCACGGGACCAGTAGTTTCATCATTGAGTCTAATCCACACTCCACCGTGTGCAAAATACATTCCACCAACAGCATGAACGTGAGCTATAGCACCATGATACGTTGAAGCACTTGGGAGATCGCTTAAAGCAGCATAATAAAATACTATTTTATTTGCACCAGTTCTTACATCCAGCACTCCATTCGAATCTATTATGTCAGTTAAATCTGTTCCATCTCCAAGAGCATCGTATATTTCATTAAAGTTATCATTAATTTTATCTGCACCAGCTCGAAGGGTGTCCCCTGTTCCATCGTTAGCGGATGAACCTATACCTACTGTTTGTTTTGCCATATCTTATCCCTCGTCAAAAGTAACTGTATTAGAGTCTAACGTAACTGATGTATCATCAAAAGTAGTTGCTGTCACAACTGATACAGATCCTACAGAAGCAGTAACTGCTAGACCAGTAACAGGTTGATTAACAACAACTATGTTAATTCCAACAGTTACAGTACCAACTTGTCCTGTAGCTTGTGATCCGCGTATTTGAGGGTTGAATATACTTATTTCAACCGTTCCTACAACACCCGTGCCAACTAGATCATTGCTTGGAGTTACTCCAGATATATCTCTAAAACCAACAGGATTAAACCCATATTGTAATGATCTTTGGTCTTTTAAATTAACTTCTGGTCTAGCATCTTTTAGTGCTTGTGGATCTGCTATTTTACCAAAAGGTTCCAGTTGCGGATGTTTTTCTTCATATTCATCTTTTCCTACTAACAGGCCATTCCACTCTTTGCGCATATCCTTTAGACGGTATCTGAAACCAGACCTATCTGAAATGCCAAAAGCGTATTTACCTGTTGCAAACCTAGACAATACGATAATTCCTCAAACTTGGAGATATTTGAAAAGAAGCTCTGTCTCTATCTTCATCTATCGCCCTACGAAATTCTTCTTCGTAGACCGCCTTGAGCATTTGAACTCTCTCTGGCGCACGTTTTAACGATATATAATAAGCCAAACCAGCAGCTAAACATGGATAAAATCTAAACGGAACCTCTATTGTGTTTTTAGCTGTATCAGCGTCATTTATTCTTGTTAAACAATCAAATATTAAAACATCTGTACTGTTTTCAGGTAAAGGCCATATCTTTAAGTTTGGCGTTATTTGCCTATCTAAAAAGAATTGTGTTGGCCTTCCCTCAGTTGTTTTTGTGGGTATAGCTAAAAATTCATCACGACTTATGCGATCAATACTAAAATCAGTGCCATCTCTGCGAACAGAAATAGCTAAGATATCAATAACGTCAGGATCTAGACTATACTCACCATCAGATTTTATCAAAGATATCGTTCTTTGTTGTATAGTCCATTGATTTAAACCACGGTTTGCCCAGTCAGCTAACATCAAATTGAGAGATCTTTTAGCTGTTTTTAAATCATATCCTGTTCTAGCTTCTAAGCCACAACGCTCAAAAGCCTCTTCAACGTAATCTGCTACGTCTAATTCAAAGTCTGTTGAGCCTGATAAAGTCATTATTCTTCCTCATTATAAAGGTTATCAAATATTCTATTTACATCGAGTGTATAATCTAAATCACTTTTTGAATAGTGTATATGTTGCGAAGGCTTGAAATGTGGCGCTCCCTCACCAGTTTCAAACCAAGCGGGATGCGTTACTCTTACTCGATTGTTTGGTAACGCAACAATGTTACCAGTCCACTCCCCAGCATCAAGTAATTGTAAAACATGACTTTGTTTGTGCTGCGCTGGGTCATCAGCTATTTCTGACTCAGCATAGTCTACTGTAAACAGGTATTTTGCAGGAAAAAAATCACTGTCTATTTTCGCCAACCAAGGGCATGGTGTGGCTCTATCCATCACATAAACTGCATGATGATATGATGAGCAATCCCACGGTTGAGCGTCATATGTATTCATTGGTTCAGGCCATTCTTCTAAAGGTATATCAGCCACCAAAGCAGTTATAGGCATTCTTGCCCACATTGCACCGCCGTGTACTGTATCCTCTTCCTCGCCCTCGGCTTCGTTACCAGTAAACATAACTTGGAAACTTAAACATCTATTGGGCATAGACGTAACACCGATAACCATAGCATGAAGAAATTCGCCGTGATAATCCTCGTGGTTGTGAGTATATTCACGGCGAACCCATGCCTTAAAATAAGGAATGTTGCTATATAAATAAGACATTAAGCTTTAGTTACTTTATATCCTAAATTTTTTGCAGCAGTGCGAAGTTGTGCAACAGTCATTTTTTTGCCGCCTGCTGCACCGCCCTTAGACATTCTTCTTACTTTTTTACCACCAGCGGCTCCTCCTTTGGACATTCTTCTCATTCTACCGCCAGTAGCGCCACCTTTGGACATTCTTTTTATTTTTCTACCACCAGCAGCGCCGCCTTTAGACATCTTTCTAACCTTGCCGCCTTTACGGTATCCTTTCTTCTTCATAGCCATGATTATCTCCTTATGACTGACTTACAGCGCCCTTCGTGCGCTTTCTTCTATTTGCCATTATAATGCCACAACCTCTGGCAACGGCGGTTCCGGGTACATTCTTTCCCCTGAATTTTCTTTTAGATTTTGTTTCTACAACACCGCCAAGGCTCATATTTCTAACCTTTGCTTTTTTTGTATTAGAAACAACAGTTTTACCCTTTGCGCCTGCTGCTTTTTTCTTACGAGCAGTTTTAGCTCTTTCTGCTTTTGAAAGACTTTGAGCTTTTTTACGAGGCAAACATCTATCTGGGTTCTTCTTATCTTTAGAAGTCCCACATTTACCTTTTATTTTACCATCGGTGCCAATACGAACCCAGTCCTGATTGACCCAATCTTTAAGCGCACCCATTACTTTTTCTTCTTTTTCTTGCCAGAACCAATAACTCTTTTTAAACTTTTCGCCTGTCCAGCGTGTAATCGAGAAGCTTTTTTAAGGCCTTTAATTACTTTTTTTACAGCAGCTTTTTTCTTTTTGTTTATCATTTCTTCTTCTTTCCTTTAGCACCTTTAGCGTAGTTAGGATCTTTGCAGTATTTAGATGCCGCCATATTAGCATAAGCACTTGGGTATGTGTCAAAAGTTCTTTTTGCCCAAGCTTTACCAGCAGGACAAATTTTACTACCTTTTGATTTTTTCGAAGCTGCACCACCTTTTTTAAAGTAACTTAAACCCTTGGGTACACCCCTGAGTTTACCAGGCTTACTAATTTGTTTACTCATTTGACTTCTGGATATAGCCATAAGCTTACTCCTTTAACACTTCCATCTTTTTCTTGCCTGTCGCAAACGACTGTTTGGATTCTTTGCGGCTTTTGGGAATTTTTTCATTTGACCAGCAGATCGAGCGCAAAATGACTTACGCCTTTTAGCCGCTTTACTTCCGGGCTTTACTTTTCCAGTTACAGCCGTTTTTAATTTAGATCCGGGATTTTTACGTCTATAAGCAGCAACACCTGCTTTGGTCATTCCCGCCCCCTTTTTGGTGGGGCGGAAATTCTTTTTGTTTCTAGCAGGCATTTTATCTTTTGACCTTGAAGCCAAGATAACCTCCTATGATAAAAAGATCGTTAGCTTGTTGCCAGAGCCTGTAAAGGCTGAAACAAACG